TGCAGTTGCAACGGTGTTTGGAACTTCTGTTGTAGTGTTTTCCATATACACTGGTTCAGTAGTGTTTGCTTCAGTAATAATTGAACCACCACTAGAGACTTGATAAAGTTCAAATCCTGCAATCGGATCTGTGGTGAAAATAGTAATGTAGTCTGCTCGTGTGAAAGTCGAGTTACTACCTGCGCCTTCACCATCTGTGTGTCTTGCTTCTACAAAAACACTCATTGGTGAATTTGTATTATCTGTATAGGTGTGTGTTGGTGTTGAGTCTGTTATTCCATTTGACCATGACCCATCTCCCCAAGAAACATCATACTGATTTGGTGTACCTTGTTCTGTAGTAATCGTGAGAGTGATTGGAGTTCCAATACCTGCTTGAGTGAGGTCTGAAGTAAAAGATACATTTCTTACAAAGGTATCTTTGTATACATTTAACATGCACTCATTGAGTTTGTCCAACATGTCGGCTACAACAGTATTACTAGAAAAATCAGTAACTGCACCATCTGTTAAATCGAACTGAACATTTCCGGCATCTGTACCGAATGTCATTAAGTTTGCAGTTGAAATAAAACTCACTTCTCTTGCAATGGTGATATTACCATTTGCTTCTGTCTGAGAAATCGCAACTGTTCCGGTTCCAGTGTCTGATAAATTTAGATTACCAATCGATACTGTGTTACCAGTAACAAACAAAGACTTAAAAGGTCTCTCAAATGTTCCTAAACTTACATCTCTACCAACCGCAGGAATTAGTGCATCACCAATAAACACAAACTGATTGTTTGCGTCTCGTATAATATTACCAGAGGTGTAAATAAATTTATTTAATTCTGGATTGTAAGTTAACACATCTCCGTGACGAATTGGAGCAGTGTTTGTTACATCATTAAGATTGGTTAATTGTTTATCTACCGGAAGATTTTTAAGTGTTATTGTTTCCGGAGATTCAAATGTAGCATTGATCCCTTTTGTAGACCTAAACTTTATGTTGTAATCGGACATTTTCTTTTCTCCAATTACACACTGTCATCTAATGAAATTTTTGTTACTTGAGGCAAAACTGTTAATATTCCTTCGACAAGTCGTGTCCTAAAATCGTCCTCGTCAGTGAGTTCGACATCATAAACATAACGACCTGCTTCCATTGCAGCGGTTTGAGCACGAGTCAAAGACAATGTTACTTGTCCTGCCGTTCTTGGATTTTCAAAAGTAATCGTAAAGTTAACAGCAGTAGTGGAAGTGTAATGTTTTCTAATTTGTCCATAACCAGTATGATTAGTTAGATCTTTCAAAACATCATTGGTATCTCTTACTGTAATTGTAGTTTCAAAATCAGCACCTTGATCGACTTCTATATTTGCCTTTCCTGCCATTTCTTACTTTCCTTTCAATTCATCAATTTCTGCCTTGAGTTCTTTAATCGACTCGATAAGCAATGCAGTCAACTGATCGTATTCAACGATAAGGTGCTCTCCTTCATGTCCTAGAATCTCTGTTCTCTGAACCGCACTTGGCAGAACTTCTTCAACTTCTTGTGCGATGATACCTGCACCCGCACGACCATCTTTCTTATAGTTGAAGGTATAACCGTTAAGTTTCTGTATCTTAGAGATTGCATCGGTGACTTTCTCGATTTTCTCTTTAAGATTGATGTCAGAGACTGTTGATGAATGTGCGACAACAGAACCTTCGACATCCAACTGTCCATTGTTCGATAGGCGCATATCTTCAGCACCATCAAGATACCAGTTATGTTGAGTTGTTCCGATGTTATACTTGTCATTGTTATCACGACCAATCACCCATACATCACCAACCAAATCCGTCTCAACACTTACCACACCTGAGACAGAAATATCAATTCCATTTCCTGCTGAGATACCTAGAACACCCGGATCACCTTGATTACCTTTTTCACCAGTTACACCTTCTCCCTTCTGGCCTTTCTGTCCAACTTCGCCTTTTTGACCTTTAGCACCATTTGTACCATTAGTTCCATTAGTGCCAGCTTCACCTTTTTGACCCTTCGCACCATTTGTACCATTAGTTCCATTAGTGCCAGCTTCACCTTTTTGACCTTTAGCACCATTTGTACCATTAGTTCCATTAGTGCCAGCTTCACCTTTTTGACCTTTTTGACCGTCATCGCCTTTTTGACCTTTTTGACCGTCATCGCCTTTTTGACCTTTCTGTCCAACTTCGCCTTTCTGGCCTTTCTGTCCAACTTCGCCTTTCTGGCCTTTCTGTCCAACTTCGCCTTTCTGACCTTTCTGTCCATCATCACCTTTTTGACCTTTTACACCTTGTAATGCCGCGTTTGCGATTGTTGCTTTTCTTGTTGATGACGTAGACACATCATAGAATGCAATCAAATCCGTACTTGCAGGTGCGGCAACAGTGAGATCATTTAAGTCTAAACCAGTGGTTCCAAGACCACTGTCGCCACTGGTGAGAATTTTTCCAGAAGTTCCTGCACCATTCAATGCCCAATAATCTTCTGATTCGTCCCAAATAAGTTTTGCATCACCGTCTTCATGCGTTCCACGATGTACTACAAGTTCTACATCTTCAAATACACTCGCATCAGTGCCACTTTGATTTGTTCTGAAATCGATGCTAGAGTTTGCATAAACTTTATGGAAATCAGTTCCTTCACCACCAAGAGATGATCTATTATCTGCACTTACCAACACATCAGAAATCAAACTTCCAGTTACTGTAATCGTATCAGAAGTTGCATCACCAAAGATCATATTGCCCTTGAGATTTGTGTCTCCAGTTGCAGTAAGTGCTCCAAAAGTACCTGCACCAGTAGATGTAATTGGAGTGGTCAAAGATACTTCATCATGAAATACAGTGTTTGCATAAACATTTAAAGTTGTAAGACCACCATTGTCAAATAATGCTCTGCGAGCTGATTTATTAGAGACCGCAGTCCTATCTTGACCAATAGTAACCACATTACCATTTGCAGTAAACTGACCCTTTACTAAAGAACTTGATGGAGTAACTCCAGTATTTTTTGCTTTACCTGCGGTGAGTGCTTCAGTAATAGTGACACTGTTTGGTAATCCTACTGTGACTGTACCATTTGTGCGTGAGACATCAACTTCGTTTGATGTACCTGAGATTGCAAGAACAGCACCAGTCGCACTATCAGCAAGAGTAATAGCACCAGATGTGCTTAAGAACTCACCACTATCAAATGATGCGACACCTTTTTGTGATGCGGTTGCGTTTTTACCTGCGACGGTGACTTTATCTGCGGACAATGTAACATTAATACCTTGTCCTTGATCAAAACTAAAGGTATCACCTAAATGGACATCGAAACCTGATCCACTGCCGTTTGTTGCAATGGTATAATGATCATTTTCAAGTTTAACGTTTCGAACTTCTCCATCACCTAAAGCATTATTTGCGAATAGTTTTCCATTTTCTAAAATTTTGACTTCGTTGGTGAGAGTAGTATTTGCAATTAATGTGTTTGCGACAAATACCGAATTCGCATACATTCTTGACCAAGTTTCTGTTCTTGATCCTAGATGCCTGTCAGTACCTCCCGATGTGGCACCGATAACATGAGAGTCAATTTTTGATGTGATCGTCAATGTATCGGTGTCTGCATTACCAATATTGACATCACCATTTAAATCTGTTTGCCCAGATACGGTTGCACCTTCGTCAACTTGGAGAGCATCGGTCTGTATTGTTCCGTCAAAGTATGCGTTATTCCATTCGTAGGTAGCAGACCCTATATTTTTTGTGCCGTCTGCGGTAGGAACGAGATCTGTGTCTACACCTTCTCCTGCGGATGATGATAAAGATAGAGTGTCTAAGTAAGCAACCCCATCTAGGTATAAATCTTTAAATTCTAATGAAGATGATCCAATGTCAACAGTGTCGTCTGAATCGCCGAGGATTGTTGCAGAAGAAGTGAGACCTGCGGATGTGATGCGTCCAGTGATTGTTTGCGTACCATCTGCAAAGAAACTGTGCGCCGCAGTATTTGAACTATCTGCTACGACGAATGATGAACCATCATCTGTTGCGACAAGATTAAGATATACATCAGAGTCACCACTAAGTATCCCTTTTGCAAGATACATATGAGCACGATCATTACCACTACCAAAAATTAAGTGTGTGGAATCACCAGTATCACTAAATATCGAGTTAGCACCAGACAGAATAATATGTGCAGAGTTGGTTGACATATCTGTAATATCACGTAATTCTAGTGATTTGAATTCTGGTGTATCTGTCTGTGTAGTAATTCTTAAGAATTGTCCTTGACTTCCTCCAGAAACACGAATACGAGAGATGTCTCCCATAATAATTCTATCAGAACCAGTTGTATTGAAATCAACATTACTGTGAAATGTCGTGTTTGAATATACGATAAACTCTCTTGCGGGATTCGTATCAGTAGCGTCACCAATCGTTGTGTTTGTAGAGATAAGAAGATCACCACGATATGCTGTGTTACCCCCTTGTAATTGTGGAGTTCTAAACACAGTAGCGGCAAATGTGCCCTCAACCATACCATTACCAGTTGCATTCCCACTTCGATCAGCAGATCCATGTGGGTTTACGGTAACCACATTGTTACTAATAACAGTCGCAATGAAGTTAGTCGTTCTTCTCCATGTATCAAAACTGTTGTTTAGGTTAGTATTTGAGACTGTTATTGTCATTTAATCTTCTCTACCAAAAGTTGAAGGATATTTTTGATTTCAGCAACATCTTCTTTTAGATGCTCAATTTCATTATCCCTTTGTTTTTGTTTTTCTCTATGCTTTTTATACGACTGCAATGATGTCATATCTGTATTTAACACCGCATGTGTAGTCGTATCTTTTACTAAATTTTCATAATCTTTTACTTTTAATTTCATTACTTCTGAAGAGCAATTGCTCTCATATCTCTCACCAAGGGAACAATATTTGTTCCATTACTGGTCATGACAATCTTAATCGCAAATGTTTTATAGGTTGAGTAAATCGAACCATCCGATGCTCGATAACTTACTATATCACTATCCGAACTATTTAGTCGTGCGTGAGAGTTTGCTGTTGTTAAGAATCCTTGACCATCTGTATTAGCACTAAACCCAAACTCAAATTCTTTAAAATCTGTTCTGTCAACTGAGTCGGAGAATGTACTTGCTGGTGTAATCTGTGTTAAAGGAGTAAAATCTTTGTCTTCAAGATCTTGACTATCTTCCGGATTGATAATCCTTGCATACACATTAACTCCAGTTCCAACTGGTTTATATGAAGTTAAGAATACCTTTAGATCTTCTGCTTCTTGACCATCTTCTAGTTCAACGGGTTTTGTATAGTATCTTACACTTGCATTACCAACGGTTTTATGTTCATCCTCAGAGGTATTATTGATAATATTCTCAATGCCAATTGCATTAGTTCTAGAAGTATCTAATATCGGTGATACATTAGGATCTGTTGTAGAGAAAGTTCCCTTAACAACTAGTGTTTTAGTCGAACCTCCTACTGCACTAAGTCCAGATTCATTTGTCTTAGAATATATTTTCTTTTCACTGTCTAAGAAATCATTTTCCACTTCGTTGTTTAAAGCAGAAAATGTTGGACTAATTACTGATGCTGTTGGACGAACACTAAATGCTAAAGAAGTGTTCGCATAGGTTAGTGAAGGAATTTTAGGAACTAAGGTATTTACAATCACATTGTCGATAGAGGATAGTTGTGCAGTAGCACTAGAAACTGTTCCAGTGATTACATCTGAAGAACTAAAGTCCCCTGTTGACTTTTCGACATGAATCTTCTTATTTGTGTAATCGACAAATTTCACAAACCCATGCGCTGGTGTAGGAGTAGCTGCGTTGACAACCTTTTCTCCAATATTAAAGTTTCCTGACTTAGAACTGTAAGTAAAGAAGTCAATATCGTCATTCTCTAAGTATAGAGTGCCTGTGCTCGTTGTGAAGTTCGCTTTATGAATCGTAAACTTAATGTCTTCAGACTGTATAGGACTCCAAGTCTTATCGTTTGCAGAGGTAAACATAATTCCAGAGTATGGTTGCTTATGAATAATTTCATTTGTAGAAATATCAGTACCACCAAGTTCTCCGACCCATACTGCATACTCATCACTGTTACCGCCCGGAATCAAGGTGAAGCAGTAATCTACTCCATTTTTTAAGAAAACCGGAGAGTCAAATTCAAAACTTGTTGCATCTGGAACAGTTGATGCATTTACTTTAGATCCGGTAATTTGACTTGCTTGTAAAGTTTTTGATCCGAAAGGCAAAATAGTTTGAGTCGGGAAACCATTTTCTACTTCACGAATTTGCAAGGTAATTGGTAATGTAGATGATACCCTACCAAAGAAAATATCAATCTTTGTTGCAAATATACCCTCTGAAGATCCTGCCGAAACAGTAAATGTTTGTGTTAATGGATCATTGTCATCTCGTGCTCCTGAGTCATCGCCAGAACGACCATCATTAAGATCTCGACTTGTCACAGAAGTCAAAGTTCTTTCTTCCGTTACAGTGTCTTTTGATAACTGAGGGAGATTGATAAACGACATTCCTCGTGTAGACAAACTTAAAGGAATGCTTGTAAAATCCCCATGTGCTGATGTTGTAAGCAAGGAAGATTGTGTCTGAGTATTCGCGACATCTTTAAATTGGAATCGTTTTGTTCCAATTCTAAATTTTAACCTGTCATCATTTGGAATTCTGAAATTTGCATACAGCGTTCCAGTGCTGTCAGTTACAAGAGCATCTCCTTCGGAACCAGTATTTGCAAATGCACTATCCGCAGGTGTGACATATTCCATAACCAATTCATCATCAAAGTATGGATACACACGTGTTGATGGTTTCATTCGGAATGCAGAAACTTGGACATTACGAGATCTCATATAATCTCGAACTGCAACATTCTGTACAAAGTTTCCATCTGAGAACATTTCACCAGAAGGACTTAACTGTGTTTGAATTCCTTGTCGAATTTGTTCTGATTGAGTTGTTGTTCTTATGCGGTTGCCACGTTCTTCACTATTAACCTCTCGCGAGAGAGTATTCCAATTGCCCCAATCAATTCCAGTGACTCCAGTTGCTTGCGCGATTTCTTCGAATGCTTGATACATGCCATCAAAGTCAACTTGGATATCTGGCAACTCAGTAATGTCTGGTGTATTGTCCATTGAAGGGTTCAATACTATTTCACCTTTCCAATTAAATGTCAACTCTTGCACAGGATTTCTGAGTTTAGATGCGAATTTTTGGTTGATAAACTCACTGTGAGTATATTGCAAAGAAACTATATTTCCTTTTTGTGTCAAATTAGTTGACGACAAACTGACATCTTTCGAGAGAGATACATCTCGTCTTACATAGGAAGGACGCAATTCTGAACGGTCTCGATCAATCGCAGCTCTGTATCCAACTTGAGAAGTATCCGCACGATTATGTCCATCAAAGTTGTCTACAAGGAAACCATTCTTAAATCGATCAATACCAGTGGTACCAAAGATTTGTTTATTTTTTGCAGAAGCTTCTAACGCATTGAGTGATGCATAGTATTCAAGATTTTTAATACGACTTTCAACTGCTCTCAAATCTTTCATCGTATATCGACGATTGTTATCAAGAGTCAATTTCACTGCATAATCTTGTCTCTTATTTTGTTTTGCAACTTGCGGTGACAATGATGGATAAACAGGAATGTCTAGTGTTGCAAGAGACATTGATTCTGCTCTTTCAATAGGAGCCCTTGGAGTAATAGAAGGTACTCCTTTAATGACTTCAACATTGCCTTCTTTCGTGAGAACAATGCGGTCTTTACGTGGTAAGTAAAACTGAACATCACATTGAAAGTTTTCATCTGGGGTAGGACAGTATGCACCATCAGAAGAAATATTAAATGTAGTAGACGCAGTTGGATTCGTCGGTGCTGATGCTACTGTTCCAGTTGAAGATGGTGTCACAGTGCTTGCTTTAATTGGACGGAAATCTACTGAGTTTCTTAAATCAAAGGTTTTACCTGATGTAGGAGATACGAATATTGGGATCTCTTCAGTTTTAATTGTAGAAGATGTAATCGATGCGTCATTGATAGGATAAGAATCCACCGATAAGAATCCAATACCGTTAGTTTCGTCTCTTCCAAAATAATTAAACTTAACAAGAATGCCGACATCGGTCAAATCTAAACTTGAATTATCCTTCAATTTTAAATATGAAGTATCGTAGAATGAATCTTTTTGTCCTGTGACTAACTCAAATTCTGATAACTGATCTGTATCTGAAGTTGCAACTGTTGTAGCTCCACCCACATGAACCGCAGTTATCTTAAAGGCATCTGATACTCCAAGAGGATAAGGTCCAAATTTACCCGCTGAATGAGTAGTAGTATTAATATGAACATACTTATCTTTGTTAACAACTTTATCGGTTTGAACAGCATTCGACCGCAAAACATCAAAATAGACAGACGCAGATACAGACGATACTGTGTTTGCAATTGGAGTAAGAGTTACAGTGTGTGTAGTAGAATCTGCTGTTGTCACTATTAAATTAGCACTATTGAACACTCGACCAGATGGATAGGAAGTTCGATGCGGTGCGTCGATTCCTGTCAAAGTAACACCGAGCGCACTTGTTAATTCTAACACTGTATCACTTGTAATTGAGGCAATAATTCCAGTATATACATCAGTACCATCAGTAATTTTAATCATTTCACCCACTTCATAGTCAACCGTAAATTGACAATCTGAATCACCAGTGACAGTTGTGCCAGAAACATCAGTGATGTCTCCGGGATGCTTATTACTGTCAATATCACTCTTGCTTACAACAAAAATGTTACGACGATCTGAAAGGGTCAATCCTACTTCTGAAGCATCATTCATAGTTTCTGCACCACCAGTATGTGCTGTATTTGCTGAAACTGTTGCAACTCCATTTGTGAATGCGACGGTTCTTTCTGATGAAAATACAAATTCGGTGTCTACTGCATTAAGTGCATCTTTTAGTGTTTTTGTTCCTGTTTGAGTGAACGGGAATACAAGAGTATTTTTACCGGATTCTTTCAGAGAGGCATTGCCACTTACCAGAACAAGATCCGCACAACTATTAGGTCCGGTTGAATTGGTAATGTGTATTCCTCGGGCATCAGTAAATTTTTTGTTGGCATCCATTTGAATATCGAAAATATACAAACGAACCTGACCACCAACAGTTCCTGTTGCACCAGACTCATATTGAATACCACGAATTCTTGCAGTCCCAATCTCATTTCCTTGTGCGACTCTATCACCATATTCTTTACTAGTAACACCGTTTTGAACTGCATCGCGGATAGAGACTTCACGGAGTCCTTGGAAGTCCCAAGTGCCAACAACTTCTTTTGCAAACACATAGTTACCGATTGCTTGTCCAATGGTTCGTGCGTCTTTAGTTTCAAAATCTGTTGCTTTATCTACATCTTTAAATCTAGGAGCATGGAGTGAAATTCTGTTTCCACTCACATAACCAGTACCCTTTTCTATCTCTGCAATTAATTTGTTTGAGTCTCCTCCACCATCAGCATTATATCTTCCATAATTTGTAGGAGTCCGCAAATGTTCGCGAATCCGAATGTTAAAGGGATCGGTTGCATAGTTGCCATTAGTTTCATATTGTCTTTGTGCAATATACTGTGCAATATCAGAATATACTGTGTCTGTAAATTTTTGTGTTACAACACCTTCTCGTACTTCAGCAATAGTAAAGAAAGTAGTAGTATTTGCTGTATTGATGGGACGAGAAGTTAATGTGGGAGAAAGTTTGAGTCGCGACGCACCCGGAGCGGCAAAGTTTGTAGTGCCTGTCGCATTATCTAATAATGAAGAATCAATATTGGAATCAACGGTTGTTTCTGTTGTTTCAAACCCAACCTTTTTGTTTGCTCTAGTTGAATACTTTTCAAAAACATGAGATTGAGGTGCGACACGAATAAAATGACCTTTATGGTAAATAATCCCGTCACTAACTGTTGCTCGCAATCCTTTGCCCACTGCATCGTCAACAATAGTATTTGATGCAACTAAAAATCCATTATCAGAACGTCGACGGACAACCAATACTTCATTGTTACCAAATGCCTTAACAGTATTGTTTGAACCAGAATTAGTGTACTTGACAAATAAAGATAGGTAGTTGGGTGCCGCTGCTTCTGATCCTTCTTGTGCATCAATCAATTGTGCAGTCATTCCAGTGGTCTCACCTGTAACGACTGCGTTCGCAACAACTCCGTTCTCAAAAAAACTTGTAAGCAAAACGGTTGCGTTGTTTGCATTTTTATCCCTTAATTTTACATAATCAATTTGTTCTGATTTAAAACCGACACCAGAGACAACCGTACCATCAACAAGAATTTCATTTGCAAATCGTTCAATTTGATTTTGGAGAATACTTTGAAGTTGAGTCAGTTCTCTTGCTTGCACCGCAAAACCGGGTCTAAAAAGCACTCGATGAAAATTTTTATTTTCATTGAAATCGTCGAAAAATGGACTTTGGTTAAAATTGGTTTCGATTGTCATTTATACTACCTTTAAAAATCCAACACGATCTTGATATCTTCTGTTTGATCAGGATCTCGTGTAACTGCTTGTATATTTTCGATGTACATAATTTCACCAGAAAATGTGTTTGCTTCTGGTCCTTTAATTGCTTCAATAGTTGCGATTTCAGATTCACTAGTACTTCTTAAAATCACATCGTCTTTCGTAAAAGGAGGGTTATAAGGACCATATCCTTCTACATTATTTATATAAACTGTATAGAAGGATGGATCATTAACAGTCTCATCTTCTCGCACATAAACTATATTTCCATTCGCTGCTTTGACTGCATTCGATAATGCTTTGTTTGCCCTAACAATAGGATTTGTATCCGTTACAAATTGAAGTGTTCCAAGTTCTGCTCGCTCTTTAAGTCGTTTATTTGTAATAATTTCACGAGGGTATACAGGATTTATTGGAAGATTAGTTGCTTGGTTCATCTGATTATATGATATTTGCAATCTCGTAGTAAATCTAAGAGAGTTTGGACTGTTAGATGTATTTGCAATACTTTCGAGTGTGACAAAATCATTGTTAGCATCACACTTAAGAACCGGATCTTTCAAAATACTAATTGTTCTAAATTCTGTATTTGAAGGAATGTAACCTGCACCTGTAGACGATGTGCCTTCCTCTCGGCCGAGTTTAACATTTAACAACACTTTATCAGCAGCTAGTTCTCTAATTGGATTTGATCCATGACCACCAACTGGTGATATTACAACATTTGCAGTAGCATCAATACCTGAGTTTGCTGTAATAAGACAATCTGCTCTCGTATAACGAGAACCTATTGTAATCATGTTTATGTTAGAAATTGTACCTGAAGCAGATACACGAGTATATGCCTTTGCGCCTATACCATCTCCAATAATTGTTGCTGTTGGTGAAATAATAATTCTTGAATCAGTGTTGGGAGTTGTCGCAAACGCAGTATTCACTGTGATTACCCTTGTAGACGATGAATAGTCAATAATTCTTCGTAATTGTCCTGCTCCAGTTCCTGAAATAATGTAAACTGAAGATTCCGTGTACTCATTATTATCTGATGATAATTCATCAACGGTATCATTAGAGATTCTAATTGTAAATTTCCCACCAGATGCGACAATTCCATTTTCAACTTCGAGATAACCTGCCCCAGTAGAAACTGTTTCAATAACTTCAATCGAACCATTTACCGCAGCGTTTTGTACTGCGATTTGACGATCTGATTCTACACTACCTTCTGAAGCACTAATTGTTTTAACAGGCATATGCACTGCAGTCAAAAATTTATTTGCTTCTCCAAGAGTAATGCTATACATATATTTCCATGTATACCCATCAGATGTTGTAAATGATGAAGTTGAAAATCCAGTTGGTTTGACTGTAGAAGTGCCACCCTTGTTGTTAAAAAGACACTTGTATACATTGTTTTGATCTGTTAGCACATAATACGCACGATCATACATATCGGTATCAGTATCGCGGTACATTGAATAGATAGTGCCACTAGTCCAGTTGTGACGAGTCGTAACATGACTCACATCTTCCGTGGTAATCCTTTTGCCACCAATGAAATCACGATGTGCTTGATATTGAAGATATTGTTCATTGTCTTCAGGATTGACTGGAGTTGGTTCATTTACATAAGGAAAAACATTACCAATGACTGCATATAAAATGACAGAATTTTTGGTGTTTCTGCCATCTGACGCATTCATTGCTGAAATGAATGCTTCTGCGTTATTGATTGATAAGTCTTTTGTTGCGTATCTATAGACTGCCATTATTGTGATCCGTTAATTAATAACCGTAGAAGAAAAACACTCTGCACCAGACAAATCTGCAAGAGTCCAGTTCTTATTCAAAGTAAGTTCTGTATCAGTTCTTACACTATTTATGGTTGTTGTAACAAACTCATTGTCACTTGTTACAAAAATAATTTCATCCCCATCACTAAATTCGCTAGTAAATGAAGTTCCAGATCCAGTTACAATGATCGAATTAGCATAGTAAACATTTGCAGAAGTTTGTGTTGCAAAAATCCAAGGTTCTGATAATACTGTGTTTGATGAAGTATATATTGACCCAGACACTTCGATAAATTTGTTTGCTATTCCATCACCCGGATCTATTTCAATAATCAGTGAATCAGATGCACTAAACTCATTGGTAAAGTCTGTGGTTGTTCCTACTACATGAGTATTACCATTTTGAATTGCAATAGTTCCAGATGCTAGTGTCTTAGCAACCGAAACAGTTCCACTGATCAATGAACTCGTTGATGTGTTTGCGGTTGCTTGCACATCAACCGACGCATTAGACTGAATCCTAAATGCACCAAATAATTTTTGACCCGCGGGGTGCGTTAAATTTAATGCAATGTCTCTAAATCTATCCAATGAAATAGGAGAGTTAACTTGATAAGAATATTCTTGATAGTAGTCTGAATCTTGAATATATGATCGTTGTGAAGAAAGATGAGATCTGGATGAAGTATAATATCCTTCAGAGTTCGCGACACCAGAAAGTTCAATAGTCCCGGTTGCAGAAGTTGCCAACCGCCTATTAGTTGCTTGAATAATTACAACTTCTCCGTTACGATATGCGAACCCAGAGTCTAAAACTCTAAGACCTGTTAATGTTCCGTTCGCACCGATGCTAGAACGAACAACTGCATTCTTTCCTAACACCCCACGATCTTCTATTGAAACGATCTTTGCTTGTGCTGAATCCTTAAGTGGACGAGTATCCGCAGATCCCGGTGTGTATGATTGATCGTAAATTTCGATTGTGCATACTGCATCGTTTGCGAAATTTACATTTCGAGGTTCTCTCTGCAAGAAATCTTGGAAGACCCGAACTTGAGTTTCATAAGTTCCATTAGCATACTGTATCGTGCTGATTGGAATACCAGTTCTCTGAGAACCTTTAACATCACCAGAAGCGCCAGTTGATGTCTGAACAATACGGTCATTCGTATCAATTGTAGTGTATTGAGAGTTACTTGGACTCGTATCCCAATTGGCGTCGTCTGTTTGTAATGTGAGAACGACCTCACCAATTCCAAGAGATGCGATGTCAGGTTCAGTTATACGAATCGTAGGATTCAGAGTATAACCAGATCCACCGACTGGCAAACCAAGAGACACAATTGTTCCAAATGTAGTTGCCTCAAAATTCAATGCATCTCTTAAAAGAGTGAATGTGTTTTCTATCGTGGTGTTCGTAGTTGAGTATGCAACATTGCCCACTGTAATATCAGTGACTACATCGAAAATTCCTTCATCTGCAATAAACCTTCCCATTGGACCAGTGTCAAATTGAGTTGAAACGTTTGCTTGATAAGTAACACTATCCGTAGTGTTCACTGCACCGATTCTGTATGTGTAAAGGTCTCTCCCACCCAAACTAAATGAATCTACAGTTCCGACCGTTTGTGTATTTGCTCTGAGTGGATCCCTGAGTGGATCACCAGAATCCAAAATTATAAGGTTGACCTTTTCACTTGATGTAAAAGAATCACCATAGTTACGAACCATTAGTTCGATGGTATCCGTACCTTCATCGTATACTGAATCAATGTGCTGAACTACTGCATTTGCACCGGAAGTTACTCCATTTAAAACATCACCAACTCTAATGAGTGGATCTGTCGTATTTGCAATCGTAAGAGTGCTATTATAATATCCGTTTGTAGTTCCAACATGACGAACAATTCCTGTTGTACCAGAAGATCTACCTGCAACGATATCTCCAAGAGATAATTCATTGCCACTTATAATACCAATACTTACAGGTTGTATTCCTACGGTATTTGCAAAGAATGACGAAACTGTTCCAATAGTTGTTCCGTCTGAAGTGCTAAGATTAATTTTTTCTGAGGAGGTAAAATTTTTATATCCGTCAATTTTGATAACAACATCTGTACTATCATACGATCTAATAACTTCTTTTACTACTGCATTTGCACCGGAGGTTTCTCCAAATAGGGAATCGTTAACAGATAATCCCGGATCAGAGGTGTTAGCAATAACTAACACCGCATCAACATGATCTCTAAAATTAATATTGTTTTCAATTTGTTGTTGCTCTCTAAATCCATAATCTGGTGATCCAATAATCATATTTGCAAAGGTAGATAATTTTGCAGAACCCTCTGGAGATCCACCAGTGAGTTCTGGGTCTGCAATTACTGGAGCATTGCTTCCAAATAAGGTATTTGATGTGATGAGATCTGTATTAATCGTAATTGCAAATGTATCTGATATATCAGATGTGCCAATTTGAAAACTTCCGACTTCAGTAGTGTCTCCTCCAATAATTTCAATAACCGAACCATCAGGTTCTGTGGATGCAGTGTAACCAGACCCACCATTGACAAGAGAAAATGTGAGAGATCCACCAAGGTCTTGAGTTGATGTGACAACTACCTTTCCAAAATCTCCGTTGAGAGAAGAAATAATTTTGAGAACATCACCTGCTTCGTATTCACCACCGACACTATTAATAGTAATTTTGTATATACCAACTTCAACTTTAGGAGTGTGACCAACACCACCGACATCAGATAATAATCTAATAGGTTCTAAATCGTTAAATGTCCCTTTAACATTTGAAACAATAATTTGGTTGATATCTCTGCCATTAACAGTCTTACGAATAACATCTTCTACAAGTGCCTCTGCTTGAGATTCAATTCCTTTTATTGTCTTTCCGATAAAACCGTAATTTTTTTGATCAAACACTGCAACCAAATATCGATCAATATTCCACTCTCCATCTGAAACTTTAAGAATCTGATCGGCAGGATATTCGATTTCAATATCTTCATTGTACAATGCTTGGAAAAGAAGTTTGTATGATGCGATAGTTCCACGAGATTGATTGAAGTACTTTATGTACTTAATCATCAAGTTTTTATCTGCAACAACATTAATAGGAACATTTGGTAAAAATGAGTTGATGAAATTATTAATAAACTCATCGATGGTTGTCGTTGCATCTCGATATGACATCAGATTGCGTACTGCATCTAATGCTTTTCCGTTTGTTTCTAAGTACTCGTAATATGCTTCGATAAAGAGAAGAAATTTTTCTCCGTCTTCTTTGTAAAAATCTGGAAACTGTTCTCGGACTTGTTTCGCCATTTTGTCGATGTACAAACTGGAATCACCAACCCATTGACGAATTCCTGTAGGACGAACATTCGATCCATGAGTTGCACCTGTTAAAGGCATGTAGAAGGTTTGAGTGATTCCTTCAAATGTATGAGAGTGAGACACTCCCGATCCATTCTTATCTAAATCATATGCATTTGCTTCGGACTGTGAAACAAAAAGAGGATAAAAGTATCCAGTTTGACCAACAGAAGAAGATCCTGATCTACTATCACTTGCGGCAGTTCCATTAATCCAGAACTGAATTCCCTTTCCTACAGAATGTGACATTAATAGGAACTTCCTTGACCTGAACTAGTTGCAACCGTCTTGCCGATGCCTTCACCGATAACTGTTACTGACGCGTCATCTGCTTGCATTATAAGAATTTGTTGTCTCACTGGAATAATGTCAAAAGTGTCGGGTCTTGCGGATATTTTAAGTTCTATGCCAGAGTAACTTGTTGGTTTAAAGTTGTTAATAATTACTTGACCAGTATCATAGTTTATAGTACCGATTGAATCGTTCACAACAATTTTTTGTTTATCATTATTAAATCGATACACCCTAACAATCCCATTGAGATCGTCAAAGAAACATGTAAAATTATTCAAAACAAATTGAGTCGATTTTAAACTTTCTTTACGTAGAGAGTTGCTAAAATTTAAAGTAATTTTTTCTGCACTGTTTGTGTTTGGAGTAATTCGTTTTTCTAAATTTATAATCGCATCATTGTTTATAATTGAACCAATACTGATGTTATCCAACGCACGAACAAACTTTGAGTATCTCAAACGATTGCCAAATCGTTCTAAATTGTTTGTAGAAAAACTTGTAATGGTGTCTTTCACTGCTTGAATAATTGAAGAGGTTGTTTCCGTGGTTTTTGTTGCATCAAAATTTGTGGTAATTGTAGGTATAAGATATGTGTATTCTGGGTCAATAATAACAGGATCAATTGCAAGAGGAACACGGTCAAGTATTGACAATCTTATAGCATTTTTTCGAGTTGTGGTTATAAAATTTTCAGAGAAAGGTTTTGCCGCGATGTAAACTTTACCATATACTGGAGGGGTTGCTTTTTCTCCTCCAAACGCAACCACAGATTGCAAGTCTGGATTTTCAGTTAAAATAATCCTAGAATAATCGTTTTCGTTAACCGCACGATTCTGTGTTTCATAATGCCTCGGTGCATTAAATTTAATAGAATCAATTGATTCTTGAGGACGACCACCAGAGGATGCACTGTTTACCGTTAGTGTCACATCAGTATAAGACACAGATGCAGGTTGCACATTAAGAGAGTCCACACTAAATGTTGATGATCCATTAGTGTCTTCACCACTACATACAAGATAATCTACAATGACAATATTTCCATCGACGATTGCTTTACCAAGAGATCCATTTCCAAACACAATTTCATATTTTCCATCACTTGCTTCTTCAAGAAAATAAACACTGTCTGTGGATAAAACTTGTGCAACATTTGTCGCACGAGAAAATTCTACTTTTGTAGTATCCGCAGAAGAATTTTGCACATTGACAACGATACTAGTAGTGTCTACATTTTCATTGGGAATGATATATCGAGCTGGATTGTTTGCATCAACTACAAATCTATGTGTTACAGGCGTCCCTTCTTTAATTGTAATGTTTTTAGTATATGTCGGAGACGCACCACCAGAACTAACGACAGTAAATGCTTCTGGAGTAACATAGGTGTATTGAATGTCATCAATTGTTGTTGTGAATGTTGAGTTTTTAGGAATGGTAAATTGAGAGACAGTTGAGGAATCAATGCCAGTGAAAGTTAAACTGACATTTGCACTTGCACCGACTGCGGAAATAGGAGTGTAACCTAACGACTTTGCAAATGATGCGACTGAATCTCTCTGCTGTGCAGTATCCAAAAACATTTCATTTGCAAGCATGTTAATGTAGAAAGAATTGTAATGCGTATTGTACGCAAGAACATCCAAAAGAACCGCCATTGCAGAACCTTCAAAATCATAATCAGAAAATTGATTTTGTGAAGACAAGTA